ACATAACAGCATATCCGGCCATTTGTGCAAAATAACCTGAAATGTTTTCGTGTTTCTTTACACGTCGTGATGTTTTAAAATCTATGATAGATGGGACACCATCAAACTCAGCAACACAATCAACTCGGCCAGCAAGACCAAGGTGAACAGAATAAAGAGGTACCTCAAGACCATATATTGTTCCAATCCTCTCATCAAGAATCGGACGTAGATTTTCGAGGCTTTGTCTAATGTGCGGTAGGAATTCATTCGTGTCTTCATTCTTTAAATACCTTTCAACAATGGAATGTACCAGAGTACCACGACCACTGGCTCTTCTACCTATTTTATTTGCTTCATCATCACCTACACGTTTACGCCATGCTGCAATTGCATCTTCACTAAGAATACTTAAAACTGTTGTAATACTAGGATAACGACTACCATCAGGAGTAACATAAGTGCGGCCTGTTGGGCGTGTGTCTGCATCCAAATCATCATATCCGAGATCCACTGTCTCATGTATAAATTCCTTCATGTTTTAATTGTATTACCTTTACCAGAACCTTTTTTAATTCGGCCAAGTAAATCCTTCCATCCATCATCAGTTTTACTATTTACGTGTGTAGCACCACCAGTTGATGAAAAATTTGGTGGTGTTATAATACGAATGGTATTATCATTCAACATAGCCTTCATTTCATTGTAGCTACAGTTGACGTTCCATTCTTTATTTGTATTTTTATTTTTTAGGGTGTACAATGGCATTACGGATTTCTTCCTGAATCTCATTCACACGATGATTCATCCAACTAATTGCAGTTGAAATATGCCCTGTGTCATGAGGTTGTAAACATGATTTTGCATGTTCAATTTCTTTATATAAAAAATCCAATTGATCAAGTTTATCCATTATCACACCTGTAATGCAACATAAATGAGTGTGCCTAATATACTAAAATTAATAATCATATTAATATAGTGAGGGTTTGGTAACATTATGCAATCTCCTTAAACCAACCAGGTTTATTACGTTTTGTCCAAGTCATTTTAAACCGTTCTTGTTTTGTTTGATAAAATGCACGATACGATAATACTGCATTTTCCAATACACATTCAGGATTGGAACCCATTGCCAATTTAAATGGAGTCATTGGAATCTTTGGTATATTATGTGGTACAGTCCAAAGAGGCGTACGCAGCAAAGATGTTTTGTGAATTTTACCATACCGATATGTATATTCTTCACAAAGTGCATTAAAATGTTCCCAGTGCCAACGATAATTTTTTGCAGACTCCATAGTCCACACGGTACACGGATGTTTGTAATGCACTGCCTTGTAAAGTATTTGATCCATTTCGGGATCGTCAAATAAACGATAGTGTCGTACCATACGTTTACCTGATTTTGATGGTGCAATCTGTACAGTACCATCTAGCATACGATGCGCCGTTGAAAGCATTTGTGCAGATTCGACAATCATTTTTACAACATGTTTGTCACATTGTGACTGTGCTGCAATTACGGGGTCATTATTAAGTACAAAAATATTCATTGTGTTATTATACCATATTTTATCAAGAAAGTAAACCAGGAAATGCATCCTGAACAATATTTTTTGTAATACCTTTTGGTGGTACCTTATTAATCATATTAACCACAGCCTTTGCATCTTCCGGATGAATGCCTTCAACAATACCGAAAAAGATTTTTTCTCTTTTATATGCAGGTAGACTATCACCATCCTTAAAACCTTTTACAAAATATTTAAATTTTGCATTTTCTCTTAAAAGGTTTGCAGGATGATGTACATCTGAGGATGGTGTATAAGGCACCTCACCTTTTGGTAGGTTCCATTGTATACTATCATCAAATGTGCCTTTCAATATATCCTTAAGTGCCCAAGTTTCATTTTCTTTGAGTACCTTAACTTTATCCTCTTTTTTTCCTTTGGATGCTAATTCCAAAACCTCATATACCATTTTCATTATATGAAATCCTCTACTGATTCAATTAACAATTTCATGTTTTTATTTATTAAATACGGAAATACCTTACCTTTATTATGCCACTGGTCTTGTGCAGTATGTTCTTTTATGATTAATTCCTTAAGATCACTTGGTGTTTTAGTAAGGTCGATCATTTTTTCATTACGCTGATAATTTCTGTACCATGAGGCGGCATATAATAATTCACCATCTGCAAGATCCTCAATAATGGCTTGTTTCTTTTTCTTTGACAGTGGAGTTTGTCTATCGCCATTTACAAATGTATCATCGTGAGATAAAACGTTTGGAACACCATCACCTGCATCACCAGATAAAATTTTATCCACTAGATTTACCTTAGGGTTATTATCAATAACCTCTTTTTTAAGTAAAGGAGAAAACTGTTTTACATTCTCATATTGCTGCAGTTGTTTAAAGTCACCGTCAGCTGATACAATCATTACATTTTCATATTGGCCAAATTCTTGAGTGTTTGCTGCAAGTGTGCCAATAATGTCGTCTGCTTCACAACGGTCAAGATGTATTACTTGATATGGAAAATTTTCCTTAATTTCATCTTTTACTAAGTGCATAATACGAAATGCTTCTTGCCAGTCAAAACCAGATTCATCACGGTATTTTTTACGACCTGCCTTGTATTGTGGAAAATACTCACGACGCCAGTTATTTGCACCATCACAACACAATATCATTTGACCATATTCCTCTTTGTATTTTTTATAATACATTCTGAGTGAATTAAGGATCATATGTCGTAACATATTTTCATCGTTGACTTTATTGATTGCAATAGTTGCAATTGCAATACCACTATAATCTACTAGAATCATTGTACAATCTCGAAATCTGGATCATCACTAACACTAATCCATCTACTGCCTTCAAGCAGATTTGGTTGATCGGCATTTAGGAATGCAAATGGACCAATACAGCCACGATGCGCAGTTGTTTGTAAATGATTTCTTACATGAACAACTGTAAACATATCGCCAAATTGTGCAATACGATTTTTACCGTGTCTGGATTTACCTTTTAATTTTAGTCGATCGCCACGTTGAAACATAATATACTCCACAAAATTATCATTATGTATATTATATACCAATTTTAACTAAATGTAAACAATTATTTTCATTTAGCTTCTTGTTTTGGCAAATGTTTTGAATGGATTTTACAACCGATAAATTCATTATAATAATCATCACGTAATAGGACATCATGTTTAAATTGTAATTTGGCCTCATAATAAGACATCTCGCCTTTTGTCCTACATAAAATTAATATTTCCCTTTTGTAACTATCTTGCCCTCGCTGCTCAACGAGTACTTGAAGTTCCTTATTTGATCCATAATATTCACGCCAGTTTGATTCAACCCTGGTTCTTTGCCGTCTAGATCTTTTGCTATTTTTTGGTAATATTTTAGGCCGCCAGAAATTCTTTTTACCAATATACTTCTTGTTCGTATCCAGTTCTGTGATAAGGTACACAAATCCCTGGTACTCATCTGGGGTTTGATCATAAGGTTGTCCATCATATATCCACATACAAATATATATTATTCGTGTTCACCACCCACACCACGACTGTTAATGACATTATCACGAGGACTAAAGAATGCCGGATTAGCTTTTGCTGTTTCAAACGTAGCAACTGTAATTACAATGGCTGCTAATACAATTGCATGGGCCACAGCACTTATACCAAAAGCTACAACACTACCGATATAAAAAGCAAATACCATACACCACATCCATGCTAATACTTGTAACACCATATGACGTGTATTAAGGTCTGGGATATGTCTCAACGGATTTACCTGAGAGTTCATAACACCATTCCATGAATCGTAAATAAATTCTTTCATTTTAGTCTCCTTCATCGTCCAATATTGCTTCAGTTCTTCTACCGCATATAGGGCAGAAATCTACTTCCTCGTAGGAAAGTACAATAGATTCATTATCGCATTCTTCACATTCAACTCTCCACTGCTTCATTGACCGATTCTTTCCAAAATTTCCAATTTTCTTTTATCAGTTGCCCTTAACCATTCAGTAATTTCTTCTGCAGATCTTTCACAACCTATACAGAAACCATTAACTATCGTACAAACTTGTATGCAAGGGGACGGTACCTTAGAAGTCAATTTCACAAGCTCCACCAACACAAGCTGCTGCACCCATAGTATCTACATCTGTAAATACCTGTTCTGTGAGATCTTCATTCCAATTTATTGGATGCAAGTTTTGTTGGATTTTATTCCATTTATGAAATAAGTATGCATCTTTAAGACAATACTCGGCCTTTTTTAAATCACCTTTTGTATAATTTTGTGCAAAATTTTCAAATCGTCGAACCCAATCTTGTCTTGCAAAATTTTCTGATGACTCCAATGATATGTCCATACCCATACCTTGTGCAGTAGCACAAGCATCCCACAGATTAGGAAATACCTTAAGTGCATCAACAACCATACCAGATGCAAATATTGCAGCAGGACCATATTTTTTAATCATTTGTTTTTCATCAATAACTGCAGTATTAGGCGCTTGGTTATAATCCTTGTCTCCCATCATAGATAGAAATGAAATGCCGGAAAATGAAAATCTGTTTTCAAATACATATTTTTCTACTTCATCCCAATCATCAACAATAATTGTATTCGATACATTATGTCTTACACCTTCATCTGCACATAATTCTTCATTTGTACCTGCAACTACCCAATGTTTTTGCGCCTTCTTGACAAGTTCAAGATGTTTTACTCCGACCAAGTCATCCTTATACATTGAACCCTTTTTTGGAATAATTGGATATGAAATTACAACATCAGTACCATTTGCAGACCATACTGATTCTTCAATCATATATGGATTTGATTTAATGATTGCCTGTGTAATTTCAGATTCCTTATTCATTTGGATATTACGGATATACATTGGCGAATGTTCAGCATGGATACCAGACGCCGTTTGGAGAAGGACTGAAGCATTACCGCTAGGCTTAACACAAGTAGTCCTAGCGGCAGCATTAATACCAATAATGGCTGCAACCTGTTTATTAACTTCTTTGACAATTTTTGCACCCTTTTCTAAAATTTTTTCGTTAAATAAAATATCTGGATTATTCATCCAACCAGTAATTGAGACACCGAGCAATGCTTCTCTGTCAAATATTTCTTTTGATATTGGAGAAATAAATCTAAAATCAGTGTACCCTGCTTGTAGGGTACCGAGGATAGACGCTGCCCGACATGCCGTATAAAAGTCTTCCTCGGTATGGCACATACCACCATTGATCTCGGTAAGGTTGCAACCTTGCCATCCAGATTTACCATCCTTTTGTGGAAACATACCAATTTCAACACAAGGATTAGTGGTGTGTTCTTTTGAAGTAGTAAAATAAAATCCTGGTTCACCAAATGATTTTACCGACTCCATAATTTTTGCAAACATTTCCGGTGTTGCTTCGTCACGTACAATTACTGCTGAGTTATTCGAACGACCACGCTGTGGGTTATCCATAAACCAGTTGCCAGTTTTTGCATTCATCATTTCATCATCTTCTGGAGAAAATAAACAAATGGTTGCTGAACGACGAACGCCACCAGATAATACTGCATCAGCAGCATGCATACAAATATCATAAACTATAATAGGTCTGAGTGTAACT